GGTTAGTTCACCAGTTGGCAATCAGCCAACGGCTGCAGTTAGGAACATTGCAGCAAGTTACACCACCGTCTGGCTACATAGATTCGTTTGTTTAGAACGAGCCTCGTAGCCATCCGCAATGGTAAGTCATTGCCGAGAGGCAAGGACCTACCGTCGTCAGACTTCAAAGACCTCTTCACAGAGATCCTAGAGTCCATACTGGCCAGGGCGGCTAATAGTCGCCCATGGTCATCGCGATAGACAGTTAAAGGCCGATCCAAAAGACCGGCAAGAATAAAACCTTCAAGGCCAAAAGCCTTCTTTAACTGTTTCTCAGGCATCTCGTCAAAATTACAGACGAGGACTGCCCTTCCCAAATAACCAGGACCATAGTATCTAAGGTCCACGGGAATTTGCCGTATGATAAACTGCACTAGATTCGCAAAAGGGTAGCCACGACTTTCTGTGGCTATCTTTAGCTTATTGTGCAGATCATACAACTCGGGAAGCGAACTTACCTTCTGTTTAAGGAAGATAGGCTTGACGTTACAACCTTTAAAATAGTAAGCACCGCAAGACTCACGGAAATAAGAACTCGAGAAACTTTTCGAGGAATTCACCGTGAACCCTAAGAACTTACAAAAAGTTGTATAAAGCGGCACACATGAGCCCGGTATTACAATATCGTCACCAAAGACAGCGATGTCTTCAGTATCCTCGCCAAGCAACTCCGTAACAACAAGAGCGGCAGCAACGAAGATTAACGACTCGAGCTCAAACGTGAAACCATTGCCCATCGAGGAAAATTTCTCGAAAAGCTTAGGTTGAACGTCTAAAGTGTAGCTATGACTACGACACAAATCAAGAACAGTGAACCACCTCGTCGGAAGAATTTGACGAAGTACCTCAGTGGAGATAGTGTCGGATGCGGAGCGAAAGTCGACCGTGGCTAGCTTATTATGGCGTGAGCCAAGATAAGCACCCACATGACTTCTTTTCTCTTTATTTAAGTCATAGCCTTTGTACCTAAGTTTGCTTCTGATCAAACGTCCAGCAGCCTTTTGAAAGTACAGGTTTAATCCTGGCTCAACAGCTATTGTACGGTCGGTCTTGGCATTCTTCGGGACGGTTATGATTTTACTACCTGGGACGATTTTAAAGTCGTCACGTAGCCCAAGCCAAGGACTATAAGCCAGCTTCGCAGCTGGCAACAGATAGCGGTGTACTTCATGCGTCAGTTCACGTTCTTCAGTGAACTTCCGTGAGGCCGTGGTATCCTCTCCTTTTACTGAGAGAGAAACGCCAGGGCCCCACCCACCAACATCGAAGAACTTGACAATATCGAAACCAGATGAAGCAGAATCCTGGCCATCGGTATTAAGAACGCCAAGAAACCAAGCGATTTTTCGTTGAAGCTGCGAAAGCAGCCAAACGTTTGACCCCTTATATAGGGGGTCAAAAGCCAGGTTTCGAAAGCGTTCATTTGTCAAGCGACACTGCTCCTCTGACTCGATAAACGAGTTTAAGGCTACCTGTTCTTTGTCGACTCCAGTATTCAGGAATTCGGCTTTTCGCAGGAAAGAAACAGCAGCGAAGTCTATACTGAACGCCTCACTCGAATTATACAAGTGGGGATCCAGTTCCAGTCTGACTAATTGATCGAACTCTTTTGCCCGAAATAAAATAAGGCATTTAAGCGAAATCGCTGAATCAAGACTAGTATAGTACTCTTCGATGAGCCTCGAGAAAATCTGAGGCGGCAGGCGGAACTCCCGGTAGGGAGCCCGGCTTGCGGAAACACCAATGGTGCGTTTGTGCTTATGGAACATAAAGCCTCCGTATCAAATTAGAGACTAATAAATAGTCTCGTTGTTCTCCAGGACTGCGGCGATCAGCGCATTCGCAAGAGCACCCTTCGCATAAGCGATGATGTCCTTGCGATTTTGTAGCGCTGACCGTTCAGGCATGAAGAATGTCATATCTGCTGTCATCGTGTAAGACAACGTCGGGGCCGGTGCAACACCGGAAACCGTTGAGTTGGTTACATTCTCGAGGACAGGCAGAGTGACTTTGATACGCGTCTTGAAAAGACGAGAGTTCTTCGAGGGCGGTGTGGTGACAACACTGATGGCTGGATAGCCAACAGCGACACCACCAACACGATCCGCAAAAGAAGAACCCATGAGCCCTTGAGAAACGGGGGCAAACGTGTGTGCGACAGGTGTCGCGAGAGCGTCATTTATGACGATGTTTGCAATAGCAGGCATTAAATTACTCCAGAAAGGATTGAACAAAAGAAACTATCTTCTACGCTGAGCAAGAAGGGCGATCGAATCGACAAGATGATTAAAGCTCCACGGATTTTTAGAGAATACTACGAAAGCAGGTGCACTCGTTAAGAGTGTCCTAACTTTCGTCTCTTCAATCCTAGAAGCGACAACCTGACCTGACGTCCGATATTGACCCTGCCAGCTACCATCGTAGATAATAGTACGTTGAAAGTCGCAAGTGGTTGTTACCACTTTAGACCCACGGATAAAGTCAAGTCCGGCATCTGAGGACAAAGACGAAATCCACCCACCGATTGGTAAAACCCAGTCGATGGCGAAACTCCAAGGGAGAATTTCCCAGGCGATCTCAGCAGGGTTAACTAAACCCCACTGAGAAAGCCCGTTGAGCACCGCACTAGAAACACGGTACTCCAGAACATACGACACCTTCACTGTGACCTTGGTCGTCTCGAGATAAACACTTCCCGGGTTGACCGCCTTCACAACAATAGAATCGTGACAGGAACTAACTGTTCTAACTCGAACAGTAGGCTTCTGGTTCTGTAACTTGACGAGACCCTCTGCCGCGGAATAAACATCCGAGATTAAGGGTTTTACGCCAAATTGTATCGCCAAAGTAGCATCGGCAATATCCTTGGGAGATGAGAATTTACTCGCAATAACGGAGAAGAATTTCCGCTTCGCTCGCAAGGCCTCAGCAAGACCTTTTACGGCACCAGCCAACATAGACATCGTTTGATGTCGTTCAGCAAAGAAATTACCGATATGGACAGCCTCATCTTTTAACTTCGAATGTAGCTTAGCTACAGCCTGGTTAGTTGCTGAGTCTGTCACAGTAGCGATAAAAGCTGGAGTTGGTTGAGTAACAACGTACGTTGATATACCACGCTCAGTCGACCGCCATGTTATCCGATCAGGATTAGTGGCAGAAAACGAAGTAGGTATACCATGCGAGCAATATGATACAACGCGGGCACGATACTCAGTGTCTACGTTGTAAATCGATCCGGTTTCCGATATCCTTGTTCTTGAATAGGGATTCCAAACTCGATCGCTCGAACGTACAGTTACACGCTTAGGCACACCACGTTGAAGCTTAACAAGAATTGAGTTATACCGAAGTAATCTCTTTTCAAATTTTGCAAAACGTAGTTCGTAGAGCTTTATGTAGATACCGCGTTTTACTACGGTCCTACTAAAAGCCTCTTGAAACCTAAGCGATGCCTTTTGCCGTCTTCTAAAATTGATAGCCGCAGAATTTTGCGACTTACCAGAATACGCTAGTGGCTCCCGATACACTGGGAGTTTTGGCGGATTGAAGACAGGCCTCCGAGGTTTCAAACCGAGTTTAATCGGTTTCCGTGGTCGCCACTTAACAAAGTGAACGACCTTGGCCTTCGGAGAAGATACACTCGTTATATTTTCATAACGAAGAGTAAGAGTTGTATCGTAGTTATCGACGCTCTTAACAGTCTGCAAAGATTGCAGGTGCGTATGCCCGGACTCAACGATGGTAGAACCAAATACCGTTAAAGTCCGTCTGACTACTGGCTTCGTTTGTCTAATAGACATAGAACCCCCAACCTTACAGTTGGTAAAGGAGGTACTCTACGCCCGACAGCAAATAGTACGCCATCATCTGGATGTAAAGTACCAGGATGGTATACATGTCGTCGAACATAGGTTTCTCCTAGTAGTTAGCCGTTGGCAGAAATTGCCAACGGAGAGCACTCTAAAAGAGTACACAAAAGAACCTCTCCCAGCCATAGACATGCAAAATTAAGCATTTATGGATGTTCGAACGCTCGAGTCAGTTTTCACCGACTTTAACG